CGAGGTAAAACAATAGCAACCTCACCACGGCTTTCTACTGTAGGAATTTGTTCAATACGAGATAAAAACTTTTGCTTTGTTGAATATGCAAGAGGAACACGCAATGTTTGAATTATATCACCATCACCATTTTTGCGCTCAATATTGATGTTATTGAAAACTGTGCCAAACGCAATAATCGCTTTACGAATATGCTCGTTATAAAAAGTTTTTCCCTTAAACATTACAGCTCTCCAAACGGATTAGATTCAGTAAAGTCGAGAATATTACTTGCAATTTGTTCTGTATTGAAATCAGCATTGTCGCCCTGAACAGCAGGTTTGATTGAATAATCTTCTTTAATTAATGAACCGCCGCTCTCAAGTTTGAGAACATCAGTTGAACTTCCTTCAAGATTAAGTTCGAACAACAGCTGGTCAACAGTGTTATCATCTTCGAGCTGGTCAATATCACCATACCCAGTTTCGATTTCTTCAGAGCTATATTCAAACAATTCACATTGCATTCTGAATACATAGATTTGACCGAGTTGATAAAATGGATCTTGAAACTCAACAAACTTTATTTCAAACAAAGAACGTGTCTTAGGAAAATACAGTAAGTCTCCCTCAGAAGGTCTATCATCAAGCTGAAAAGTTCCGCCGCTTGTGTCAACCATCTGTTGCCAGCGTCTGCGGGAAAGAACGAAAGTTGCTTGGTCGCGAACTTCCAAACCGAATCTTTGGAATAGTTCACCATCTCCACCGAAACCGTCAACATTTTCCATATACATTTCTAACGGATATGCTTGTTCAAACTTTGACAGTTCATCTTCATCAAAAATTGTATCTCTGTTTACAAGGGTTCTTGGCATGTAATAAATGTCATGCCCATATATTTTAAGAGATTCAATGATGAGATCTTCCACCAAGCGTTGTTCGCTAGTGGTTCCAGATGTATCTCCGCTTTGAAAATAGAAATTAGTAGCCATGATTACCCTGTCATAAAGGTTGGTGGTAATTCATATCTAACTTGCATTTCCTCTTCGATTGTTGTAATTTCTTGAACAGCTTCGCCAAAAATTTGATCGCCATTGAGTGTAACACCTCCAGGAAGTTGGATACCACCAAACTTCTTCATGTTCTCACCCCATTGACGTTTGATAAGAGCTGTAGCATATTTCTTCAGCCACATATCATCATAAACCTCTGCGTAATCAGTTCCACTGACAAGAGCATATCCCTCAGCAATTACATAATCGCCAACATTGAAAGTTCTATCCATATCTGTGTCTATGTAAAGTCTATTTGTTTTGCGATTGAAACGAACTTGTCTTTCGTTAACAAACAAACTTTCAAGAACATTCATATGTGTCTTGACCATAGAATAATATGTTACATCAGCACTAAGTAGGTTGTAAAGATCGTTTTGAGCAAACTGATAATCAATATCAAACAGCCCATCTGAGTTTGAAGATGACCCAATGCCTCCGAACTTAAACATTTTTGTAACACCGAGAATATTGTCGGCGATCGGAATATATCCGTTTTCTAAATCACCGCCTGTAAAAGCATCAACAGCAGAAGATGATGCAGAATAACCTGATTCTGAACCAGTCAAAGTTTCTGATTCTTGGAAAGTTCCTTTTACATTATCAACTGTTAGAACATTTCCAGATGCTGCTTGAATAGTTGCAGTCGCATTTGAAGTTGCGCCTGTTACTTGTTCACCAACTGTGAAGTTAGTTGCGAAGTTAGCTGAAAGGTTTAGTGATGATCCTGTAAGTTGACGCTTGATGTAAACACGCTCAACACCATCAAAATGATATTCTTGCCACAGCTGCAGTGCATCATCGATGCGATCGCTAATTTGATCATCATCTACGTTTATTTCGATTACAGGAAACCCTAGTCTACGGAGGCAGTAATCTATTAATTCTTGTCTTGTGCTTAATGCCATATCTTTGCCTTTTATTTTTATTTATACTTACGATTGGTCATAAGCATACAACAGAGCTTTCAGAGCAGCAATTTCTTGCTGAACGAAGGCTGTTGTTGCGATTTGAGTGGTATTTGTTCCTGTAGCTGCTGTCGGTGCATCAGGTGTGCCAGTAAATGTCGGGTCGTCGAGCCTAGCATACGCACTGCCTTGAACACCATCAAGCAAGTCAGCATCTAATCCTGAACCTGAACCATCGTTACCAGCATGCCAGATTGTGTTGCCATCAGCCGTATGGGACGTTCCTGCAAGTGCAAGATTACCAGTTGTATCCACTGTAAGTTTGTTTTGTGCGGAATAAGAGGACTGCGTGCCTGTTGGAGAATACGCAATACTAAATGAGGTTTGTGAATACCCAGTCCCTACAAACCATTCTCTATCATTTGCGCCACTTGCACTATTAACACTGTCTTTTATTTTTATACCTGCGCCACGCCCCTCATAACCATGTATGTTAAATATTGCCGTATCCGCAGGTGCGCCACCGTCATCAGGCACGCTAATGGTAAGGTTCCCAGTCGTTGTATCGTTAGCATCACTGCGCAAAAACTGGCTGGCTTGAAGGCCATCAAGCAAGTCAGCATCTAGCCCAGAGCCAGAGCCATCAACGGTTTTAATAGCGGTTAAAATTTCACTTGCTGTTTGGTCAGCAGTAGCACCAGTTTCAATGCCATCAAGTTTTGTTCCGTCAGTAGCAATATCACGACCATCGACAGTGCCACTAACAGCAACGTTGCCAGCGACATCAAGTTTGGAGGCTGGCGTAATCGTGCCAATGCCTAACGACTCAGCACTAGCATCCCAAAAAAACATGGTAGTTGTGCCTGTGTCCTCGTAGAAGGAGATGTCGCCGTTGTTGGCGATTCGCATTCTTTCTGACAACACTGTATCAGTAGTTGCATTTTTAGTCCCAAAAAGTATATGCCCTCTAGAACCACTAGCATCATTCGCTAAAATATATCCGCTAATTGCCGCCCACGTTTCTGTAGAACCAGAACCTGATTGCCACGTCAGTTCTCCACCGTTGCCAATAGTTGATGAATTAGCAAATAATTCTAAACCACCTTTTTGTCCAAGAGTTGTTCCAGTTGTTGATGCTAAATTAATAACAGCATCACCATCAACAGTCAGCCCATCAGCCGTGACTGTGCCAGTGACATCAACGCCTGTGCTAGTGGTGGAGATTTTGGCTGAACCGTTGTGGTATAAATTTACAGAGCCATTAGGATTTGCAACAATACTTTCTTCACTGTTTTCGGCTCTAATTCTAATCTGGTCGCTGCCGCCATATATAAATAATTCACCAGTTGCATTTTGAATAGCACTATTAGACCCATCGTGATAAATCTGCAAGTCAGTACTAGCACCGAAGATGGCCTTGTCGTTATCGCCGAAAGTAATATCACTTCCATTGGTATCTAAATCACCACCAAGTTGTGGTGTTGTATCGTCTACAACGTCACTTAGTCCCGAGACACCAGCCTCAGCAGTATTAGCAACAACTATGATATCATTACCAACTCTAAGGTAAATTTTTCCGTCAGCCGTGTTTACAGCCAGCTCTCCATCGGCGAGGTCGCTTGTCGTTGGTATTGCTGAAGAAGTGTTACTTCTTTTTGGCTTTATTACTGTTGTCATCTTCTACTTCTTTTTGAGTCCAATCGCTAGACTTGACTTCTGCTGCTTGAGTTGCCTTTTTCAAAAGAGTTATTTCTTCAGAAGCAAGACTCAATTTAGCTTTCAGCAGGATATTTTCCTGATTAAGTTCATTTAATTTTCCAGATAACATATCAACATATCGTTGAACTAATTTCTCATCCATAATATTCTCCATATTAAATATTGGGGGGAGGAAATCCTCCCCCCTCTCCCTTTATTTATTAGTATGTTCCACCGTCAATTGTAGCAGCTGCCAAGCGAGTATCGAAGGCAGAGTTGAAACGAGAGTCAGTGTAATAAAGGTTTGTTGAACCTTCAGACAAATCATCAGTGTCATGGTTTGACAAAGAAGAAACTGTTCCAGTTACGTTACCTTCAAGGTTTGCAACCAAAGTAGCAACAGCATAACCAGTTGCTGCTGTATCAACTGTTGTAGTTGGAACTGTTTGTGAATCTTTAAAGAGTTTCCATTTACCGCTGTCTGAAGCATCACGGAACAGACCTGAATAAAGGTCTTGCGAACCAGATGTATCATACAAACCATAGAAACCAAGGTCAACAGAATCAGAAGCGTTATTACCAGAACCAATTGAGAACAATGGGTCAGTAACTTCCAAGTTAGTTGTAGCAACTGTAGTTGTTGTTCCGTTTACAGTCAAGTTACCAGCAATTGTTACATTATCTGGCAAACCAATTGTGATTGTGTTATTTGAAACAGCAGTTGTTACTTCGTTTGTTGTTCCTTCAAAAGTAATTGTTTCACCGCCAGCGACAGTATCAGTTGTTCCACTGTCAGCCGCAATGCCAAACGATGTAGCAATTGCCTGAGTTGAAACCGCAGTTACAAGACCTTTAGCATTCACTGTAACAACAGGAACAGCAGTTGTTGAACCAAAAGAGCCAACGTCTGAGTTAACAGTTGCGAGTGTAGCTGTGCCTGTTACGTTTCCTGTTCCATCAAAAGAACCTGATGTGTAAGAAATGTCACCAGAAGCAGAAATTGTGCGACCAGTTTCAAGAGCAGTTGCTGTAGCGGCATTACCAGTTGTAGAACCAGAAGAACCACTTACGTTACCAGTCACATCACCAGTCAAGTCTGCAGTTACAGTTGCGAATGTGACATTGGCAGTTGTTGCAACATCCTGACCGATAGCGATATCGTCAGCATTTACTGTAACACCAGTGCCAGCACCGATATTCAATGTTACACCACCTGAAGTTCCGCCACCTGTAAGACCGTTACCAGCCGTTACAGACTCAATATCGCCAGCATCGTTAGTGAAGCTGATAACACCAGTTGAGCTATTATAGCTAATGTCGCCATCTGCGCTAATTGCCGCACGAGCACGAGCAGTTGTAAAGTATTCATTAGTTGAACCTTCACTTACTGAATCTGTGTCAAACGAGATGTTAGCAGAACCGTCAAAGCTAACACCGTTGATTGTGCGAGCAGTTTCAAGAGCAGTAGCAGATGTTGCTGTTCCTGACAGATCAGCTGTAATAGTTCCTGCAGAAAAATTTCCAGAACCATCGCGCTTGACAATAGCTGATGCAGTATTTGCATTCGTAGCAGCATCTACGAGGTCTGTATAATATTTACCACCGATCGCGTGAATAGCAGCAGAACCGCCTTCAGTAGACTCGATATAAAGTTTAGCGGATGCACCATTATTAGAGTCATCCATTGCATAAGCAAGTTCAGCAAGCGCAAGATCCGAAGTAGTTGGAGCTGTTGCAGCTGTCGAGCGTTTAATTTGAATGGTTGTAGCCATTATTCTCTCCTAGTTTTTATTTTTAATTCTTTAAAATGAGCCACCATCAAAAGTGATATTCCCTGCTGTTAGAGCATCACTAACTGCATCGTCAATTTGTGTGCCAACAGCTTCTGACACTTTAGTTTCTAAAGAAACAGCGTTCCATTTTTCTGTCGTAGCATCATATACGAGTGTTTCGCCAGTAGCAAGACCATCATCACCAAATTCCAAGTTACCGACATTATCTTCAAGTTTGCCGATTTTAATCTTAGAAGAAGCTGAAACAGTCGCAACAGATTGAGCTTTTGCGCTAACAACTGTTTTTGCTCTATTACTGGCATTAGTTGATACTTTAATAGCCATTATTTTGTTACCTGTGGTGTTACTGTTACAATTCCTTCAACCACACGAAGCGTCTCATCGTTAGAGGCTGCTTCACAATCATACACATAACGACCTGCTTTCAGAGCACCAGTCTCTGTGGCAGTTAAAGATAATGTTATCTCACCGTCTTCATCCACAGTTGCAACTGTGAAATCAGTTGCTGATGAGCTATAATAGCTCTTTCTCAACTGGGCTGTCACTGTATAATCTGATAAATCTTTAGCGGATCCATCTGCATTTGTCATTGTAATGTCTAATGAAAATGTTGTTCCTTGATCTATAATAATATTGTTTATGGTAGCCATTTTTTCTTTCCCAGATTATAAACTATTTATAAAACAAAGAAACTTCTTGACATTGAGCCATTTCACAGGTAATATATAAGATATGTTAACAATACACACACTACTTTATGGCGATAAGTATAACTATGACGATGTTAATCGTGTTGCCGCTTGTTTCGATGATGGTTATCGAGTTGTCTGCCACACAGATCAAGGCGAAAAACTCCGAAAAGAAGGTCTTTATGAAGATATTATCCTCAGATGGGCTGATGTTAAGTTAGGAACTTTCAATAAAATTAATATTCTCGGCGAAGATTGGGGAGACTCCCTATATCTAGACTTAGATGTTGTAATTCAAAGACCAAAAAATTTATATGAGTTTTTCAGCAATGATTTAACTATCTGTAAAACATATTGGAAGCCAGATGGATTCGAAGCTGAACATGGCGGTGGAGACTTTAATTCTAGTGTTATGTCATGGAAAGGCATTTCTGGTAATAAAATAATGAAACACTTTAATAAAGATCCACTAAAATATGTGAAACAATATAAAGGTTGTGACGATAAATATCTTTTTCACGAACATAAAGATAAGTTTCAAGTTTTTGGAAAAAACAAAATCTACTCATACATGTTCGGCATTGACCACGAAACTGATGTAAGTCCTCGTGGAAGAAAATATAGATCTGAACCTGATATATGTTTATTAAACGGTCAACAACATTTTGATTTTGACTTGAGGAATGATTACTATACTCACTTTTCTAACAATAAAATGGGGTGAAAAATACTCTGCTGATTATGTGAATAATCTTTATGGTATGATTGATGCGAACTATGTCAATCAGTTTCGTATGGTATGTTTTACTGACGAGCCAGAAGGTATTCGCGAAGAAGTAGAAATACACCCAATCCCTGATGTTGAACCATTACATCCAAAGTATTGGTTTGGCGAGGAAAACTATTGCTGGGATCGCAGTAAGTTTCTTTTATTCAATGCTCAAAAATGGTTATCAACCGATGGTCCATTTTGTTATTTTGATTTAGACATTGTTATTCAAAATAGCATTGATGAGTTTTACGAACTGGCATTTCAACCAAATATTCTTTATTCTCACTGGCAACCAGAAGGTCAAACGAAAGAGAGAAAATTCAGAGATCTTCGTGGAACTTATTATAACTCAAGCTGTATGTTATGGTGGGCTGATCAGCCTATAAAAATATATGATGACGTTGTAAATAATCCCGATATATTCAAAGTTTTCTATAAAGGTTCAGATAATTATCACCAATGGAGAAGACCTGCTGGCGAGAAGTTCTGGAACTTCCTACCAAATGATTGGTATTATAGTTACAACTATCAAGAAGCAAATTATAATGCTAAACTCGCATTGTTTAATCAAAATATGCAGGGCGGCGAAGATACGGTGAGCCTTGAAGAATGTGACGATGCTGCTATACTAAATCACTGGTTTGGTAAGTATGACATGTATAAAGATCTTCCAACTCGTGTTGTTTTAGAACTTACAAATAAGAGTAATGACACTGATAATAAATTTAATGATATATTTGTTGAGAACGATGAGTTAACAGTAGAAGATGTGAAGCGTATCTTTAAAGATTACAAACTCGAATATGTGACATTACTCAGAACTCTCACCGAACCAACAAAATGTAAAGATTATTATAAAATTATAGATTGGTTTTCTGATCAGGGAGCCGAAGTTATTATGCCAGCATTGACTGAAGATATAACCGAGAAACCTGATAATAACTTCTCAACAAATGAAAGTAACAAAAGCGTCACGAGAGAAAATATAGAAAGTTTTACACAAACCTATGAATACAGAAATACTGAAAAAGAAGAAAAATGGATTATTGATTGCGAGGCTAGAAATGACAATAGCATATATGTCAATGCTAAAGGGCAAATTTTTCCCTGTTCATATGTTGCACGGGATGTATTAGAAAACAGATTGTATCCATTGCATCCGATCGACTATCCCTACAACCCTAAATACAATAACGCCAAATCTTTTGCATTGAAAGATATTGTATATAATGACGACTTCGAATATTATAATGATAGTTTGAAAAAAGACCATTTGAAAATTTGTAAAGAGAAGTGTGGACGATGCGTATGAGAGTAAATTTTGTATGTGCTAAATGGGGTACGAAGTATGGACCACACTTTGTCAATCGATTATGTAATATGGCTCGGCGAAACTGCCCTGACAATTTTGATTTCCACTTCTATTGTTACACTGATGATGATACTGGTCTTCAATCTGATATTAAGGTTATCCCCTTTCCAGATATTCCGAACATCCATCCTAAGTATTGGTTTGGTTTGGATGATTTTAAATACGGAATGGCTCGCTGTTGGGATCGCCCAAAAACTTTCGTTTTTAACACCCATAATTTCGCCGATGATAAACCTACTGGTCGGTTCGTATTCTTAGATCTCGATGTAATTATTCAAAACGATCTTACTCCTATCATCACATATAATATGGAACAACCTACCAAAATGCGTTCTTGGTGGCAGGATCCAGAACCTATGAATACTCGAAGATTCAAAGTTTCTCATGGTGCATTTACCAATGGAAGTTGTCAGGTATGGAGCGATGACCAGTGTGAGCCTATCTGGAGGGACGTGGTAAAGCATCAGGAGAAGATTTGGTTCACTTATACCGATGGCACGGATAATTATCATAGCTGGAGATGGCGTGAGCTATGGGATTACTTCCCGAGCTGGATGGCATATTCTTATAATCGTGGTCGTTCATGGGAAGAAGATGATTTAAATGTAGGAATATATCGTGAGAACTGTATCCTATGTGTGTTCAATGTGGATCTTCTACCATTCGAAGATACTTCACGTGGTAGCACTAAACAAGATGAATTAGCTGACCCTAAATTATTGGAGCATTGGCAATGATGAGAGGAACAAATAAGGACACACAGTTCCTAACAGATTACATACCTGATAACACGGTTGGTGCTGAAATAGGTGTATGGCGTGGACTAAGTTCTAAAAACTTTTTAACTAAAGCAAAGCATTTATACATGATTGACCCATGGTCTATAGATGTATATGATGAAAATAATACAGGCTGGGTAGATAAAAAAACTATGACCCAACTGTTAGCATACATAAAACCTATGGTCGGCTCTGATAAGTATGAAGATGTTCAACAGTATTATGAAAATGTATATCAAGAAGTCAAACGAACATTCGCTTCTGACCCAGTAACTATATTTAGAGGAACATCAACTGAATGGTTCGATCAATTTACAGGTAGATTAGATTGGATTTACATAGATGGTAATCACACCTTTGATGGTGTATATAATGATCTGAAACATAGTGTGGAAATAGTTGATCAAGTAATTTTTTGCGACGATTATAATATTATTCAACATAATGATGTTCGGCATGCTATTCAAGAGTTTTGTTTAGATTACTCACTGAGACCTGAACCTCTACTAGCGAATCAATGTATGATTAAACTATGAATGAAATTAGATTATATAATGATAGAGAATGGCTCTGGCCAAAAGCTGACTATCACTGTTGGAAACATCTAACTATTGATCACCCAAGCATCCCAGATAATATCATAGAAAAACTTGGGAGAGTATTCACGGTTGTTCAAGCTGGGGGTAATTGTGGGTTATATACAGCTCAATACGCTAAACATGCCCAACACGTTATTACATTTGAACCAGAACCAAATAACTTTAAGTGTTTAGAAAATAATATTATTGAAGATAATGTTACAATGTATGAGCTTGCACTTGGTGACAAAGAATGTTTTGTTGGATTAAATGTTGATCCAATTAATTCAGGAGCAACAAGAGTGATTAATGATGGCGTTATAAAACAAGTTAGATTAGACGATTATGGCTTAGAACCTGATTTGGTTCACTTAGACATTGAAGGGCATGAACCACATGCGCTAAAAGGTATGCTCGATACTTTGAAAAAATGTCATCCTGCTGTAGCATTAGAACGTGCCAACGGAGAAGAAATTTTATTCGATTTAGGATATCGTAGAGTTGAGAAGTTTGGTTTAGATTGGTTGTATCTATGAATATTTACACTGTAAAATGGGGAACAAAATATAGTTCTGATTATGTGAATAAAATCGCATACGATATTGCAGCTGATTTTCCAGAAGCCGATCGTAAGATGTATTGTATTACAGATGACCCTACAGGGCTTGTTGACTTTGTAGAGCCAATTTTAATCCCAGAAGATAATGACCTTGAGAAATGGTGGAATAAAATGTATTTGTTTTCACCTCTTGTTGAGCAGACAGGCGAAAAACTTTTCTTCGACCTTGATATTCTTATTCAACATGACATTACATCATTTGAAAACTTCGATCCTGAAAACTGTTTGGGTA